AGAAGCGTTTTGAAACTGGGTATCCATATATTTTCTTTACAGATACCGTAAACAACAATGCTCCTGAAGTCTATAAAGATAAAGGTTATAAAATAAATTCTTCAAATTTGTGCTCGGAGATAACTCTCCAATCAAATAGTAATGAAAGTTTTGTTTGCGTTTTATCTTCTTTGAATCTTCTTTATTGGGATGAGATTAGAAATACTGATGCTATTGAGACATTAATTTATTTCCTTGATACTGTGAATCAAGAGTTTGTTGAGAAAACTCAAGGAATGAAATTTATGGAAGCTCCTCATGAATTTGCAAAAAATCAAAGAGCTTTAGGAATGGGAGTTTTGGGATGGCACTCTTTTCTACAATCACAAATGATTGCTTTTGAATCTTTAGAGGCGAAGATGCTTAATTCGTATATATGGGAGGTCATCAGAAAGAGAGCAGATCAAGCTTCTAAAGAGCTCGCGGATTTATTCGGAGAGCCAGAACTTCTCAAGGGTTATGGGAGAAGAAACGTAACAACAATTGCTATTGCTCCTACTACTTCTTCATCATTTATTTTAGGACAGGTATCTCCGAGTATTGAGCCTTTAAATAGCAATTACTTTGTTAAGAAACTCGCTAAAGGATCTTTTACTTTTAAAAACCCTTATCTAAAAGAAATCCTCAAGAAACATAAGAATGATACAGATGAAGTATGGAAATCTATTTTGATTAGAGGTGGATCAGTTCAGCATTTGGATTTTCTTTCTTCTGATGAAAAAAATGTATTTAAAACTTTTGGAGAAATCAGTCAAAAAGAAATTATTATTCAAGCTTCTCAAAGACAAAAATTTATTGATCAAAGCCAAAGCTTAAACATTATGATTCCTCCCGATATAAAACCAAAAGAAGTAAGTGACTTACTAATTGAAGCTTGGAGAATGGGAATTAAAACATTGTATTACCAAAGATCAGCTAATCCTGCTCAGGAATTATCTAGAAATATAATGACGTGCACTAGTTGTGAATCTTAAAATTTATTAAAAATGAGTGATAATTTAAATAATACTTATTACGGAAAAAAAATTGATACATCTAATATATTAAATATAGATGAAGCTGTTAATATTCTTAATCATAAACCATGTATAATTGTAACTGGTGTGACAGGTCAAGATGGTAGTCATATGGTTGATTATTTACTTGAAAATACAGATTTTGTAATTTTCGGAGGAGTAAGAAGACTAAGTGTTTACAATCATGAAAATATTAAACATATAGATTCAGATAGATTTCATCTTATTAATTTTGATTTAACTGATCCACATGCTATTTCTAGAATTGTAGAAAAATTACTTCCTGATTATTTCATCAATTTTGCTGCTCAAAGTTTTGTTGCTAGTAGTTGGGATTTTGCTAGGCAAACATGGCAAGCTAATTCTACAGCTGTACTTGATATATTAGAGGCTATAAGGTTATACAAACCTACTTGTCGTTTATATCAAGCTGGATCTTCCGAAGAATTCGGCAATGTTTTATATTTTCCTCAAGATGAGATTCATCCCTTGCGCCCTAGAAGTCCTTATGGAGCAAGCAAAGCAGCTTCTAGACAGCTTGTAAAAGTTTATAGAGAATCTTATAATCTTTATGCTATTCAAGGTTGGCTTTTCAATCATGAAGGGACTAGAAGAGGCGAAGAATTTGTTACTAGAAAAATATCTAAAAAAGTTTCTTCTATAAAATATTGTATAGATAACTCTTTAGATTTTTCTCCTCTAGAATTAGGTAATATAGATGCAAAAAGAGACTGGAGCGATGCTGAAGATTTCATGGATGGAGTATGGAGAATGTTAAATCAAGACATTTACAATAAAGATTATTCAGGTATTCCCAATGAATATGTTTTCTCTTCTAATGAAACACATTCTATTAGAGAGTTTGTAGAAAAATCTTTTAATTATATTGGATTGGATTGCGTCTGGGAAAATGAAACAAATAATCCTGAGGATGAAAAATTAGTAGTTTATATAAACGGCACTAAAAAAACTTTAATGAGCATTAATAAAAAGTTTTATAGACCAGCTGAAGTAGAAACTTTATTAGGAGACAGTTCATTAGCTAGGAAAGATTTGGGTTGGATTCCTAAATGCAATTTTGATCAGCTTGTAAATAAAATGTTAAAATCTGATATTGAAAAGCTATTTATAGAAAAAGCTTGACTTTTTTAAAATACGCTATAGTATTTTTGTTGTTATGACGAATTTCCAAAAAAGCGTATTAAATTTTATGAAATCTATTGGGCAAAACTGCCCAGATTTCCCTTCTATACCTGACAATTTAACTAGAGTTCTAAGAATAAGTCTTCTTTTAGAAGAGGTTTTAGAACTTGCTGAAGCAAGCGGCGTTAAAGTTTCTTTGTCAGATAAAGAAGAATCTGTAAGTATTGATGATTTTAATTACGATATAGAAGGAGAAGTTAATTTGATAGAAGTAGCAGATGCTTTAGCTGATATTAACTATGTGTCTATAGGAGCTGCATGTTCTTATGGGCTTGATATTGAGCCATTCGAGAATGAAGTATGTAGATCTAATGACTCTAAAATTACGAATGGATTTCGTAGAGAGGATGGCAAATGGCAAAAGGGTCCAAATTATAGCCCAGCTAATCTTTCTCCTATTTTAGAAAGCCAACTTAAAAAAGTTTAATTAAATGCCTTACGAATATAAAGCTAAAGTTTTAAGGGTATATGATGGAGATACCTTTTTAGCTGATATTGATCTTGGATTTGGTTTTTTTCTTAAAGATAAATTTATAAGGTTAATGGGAGTAGATACTCCTGAAATAAAAACTAAAGACTCAGAAGAAAAAAAGTTTGGAGAGCTAAGTAAAAAATTTGCAGAAAAATTTTTCAGAAACAATAAAAATGAAGTTATAATTAGGACGCATATAGATAATGTGTCATTAGAGGGCAAGGAAAAATTCGGGAGAATATTAGCTTATGTTTTTGATATTTCAGGAAAAGAATGTCTTAATGATGAAATAATTAAAAACTTCCATGGAGTTGAATATTTTGGGAAATCTAAGGAAGATATAGTTTTATCTCATATACAAAATAGAAAAAAAATTCTATAAAAAAATATAAACATTATAAATACGAAGAGGATTAAAAAATACAATGCAAGCACAATTAATTAATTTTTTCGGGGACGATCTTATGATCACCAATGCTGCTAGAGTCAGCTATGGAAAATCTAAAAATGTCTTTGATGAAAAAGATGGAAAACTAATAAATTTTCTTGTTGAACATAAACATGTTGCTCCTTTTAGACATCCTCAATTGCAATTTAGAATAGAGTGTCCTATTTTTGTTGAGAGGCAGCTTTTTAAACATCAGGTTGGAATGTCTGCAAATAGTATAAGTGGTAGATACGTTGATTTCAGTGATAATTATTTTATAATAGAGAAGCTGAGAAAACAATCTAAGTCATCTAAACAGGGAAGTGAAGGAGAGATTGATAACCCAGAATTATTAGAAAAAATTTCTAACTTTGTTCAGCAATCTTCCTCTCTCTATAAAGAACTTTGTGATGCCGGGGTTGCTAAGGAACAGGCTAGAGCAATTTTACCCTTGTGTTTAGAAACTCAATTTATCTGGACAGGATCATTACTTTCTTTTATTCATTTTTGGAATTTGAGACTAAAGCCTGATACTCAAGAGGAAACACGAATTATAGCTCTTGAAATGCTAAATTTGGTAAAAAATATTCAAGGCAATCCTTTTGAATTCTCTTTAAAATCTTTCAATCTTTAAAAATTTTAATTGACAAACAATATGAATGTGCTAAACTCGGATGTGGAAGTAATCGCTAATGAAATTGCATTACAATCTATAATAGATTACACAAAAGAAGAACTCTTAACAAAAGAGCAATCAGACAGATTAAAAGCTTTAATTATAAAGCATACAAAAATATGTTTGTTTGACACATTACCTCTATATGAATAAGCAAAACAAAACAAAGATAAAAACTGAAACCACAAAAATCGTAGCTCAAACACCTGTAGCTCATCCTTATACGAATCATCGAGGCCGATTTATTACTCTTCATACTCGATCAAAAAGAGGACAACAGAAGTTCTGTGCGAAGATCTTAAGCATCTCTAATAATTATGTTACTTTTGTAAATGTTAATAACGGAGAAGTTTTGAAAGTCGCAAAGACATCTATTGTTTAGTAAATAGATGTTTCTCCCGTGCCTTTAATTAGGCACGGGATTATTTTTTAAAGTGTATTCTTTTATCTATGGAAAATAAAATGGAAACATGTAAATTCAAATCAGATACAGTTGCAGAGTATGGCCCTTCATGCTGCGCATCCAAAAGATCTGTTGGTTATTATTGTTTGGAACGTGGAATCCACGGCCTAACAGATGAAGTTTGTAACTCTTGTGAGTTATATTCTTCGAAAACTCAGGGATTAGAACAAGTAGAATAGAAAAATTATAATAATATGGCATCTAAAAAGAAAGAGGACTCCTCAAATGAAGCAGACTCAAAAGATATGCTTTCTTCATTTTTGAAGAATAATGAGGAAAATCATTTTAATTACCTTCAACCTGAGGAGGTAACGATTTCTTCTGGATCTTTAGGCCTAGATACCTTAATTAAGGTGCGCTCTGGCTCTTTTGTCAGAGTTTGTGGTAAGGGTAGTGAGTTAGGCAAAACTTCACAATGTTTTGTTTTCTCTCAAAATTATATGGATAAGATTGAAAAATCTAAAACCATTTTTATTAAAGCTGAAGCTCGCTTGACCCCTGAAATGCAAAAAAGAACAGGAATGAAATTTGTTACTGATCCTAGTGATTGGGAATACGGTACTGTTTTTGTTTTTAGTTGTAATGTTTTTGAAACTATAGCCTCTTTAATTGAAAGTATCTTACCTAAGATGCATGAGGCTGGAGAAAAGCTATGTATTATTCTTGATTCTTTGGATGGTGTGATTCTTAAATCAGATAAAGAAAAGAATCTATGGAATGGAGATGAGAATGTTAAAGTAGCTGGGGTTCCTCTTCTTACAAAAATTTTATTTAAAAGATTGGCTTTGAAGGTAGTTCACTTCGATGCTTTGTTTTTGATTACAAGTCAATACACAGCTGAAATAAAACTTGATCCTTATAGTAAGACTCCTCCAAGGCAAAGTGATGGTGCAGGAGGATCAGCAATCAATCATCAAAGTGATATTACTCTTTCATATCAACCTCGTTATGGTGGAGATTACATTCTTGAAAAGCCTAATGAAAAACCAGATCCTGTAAAGAATAAAATTCTTGGAGTTTATGCTACAATTGAAATTAAAAAGTCATCCACAGATGTAACCGGATCTAAAGTAAAAATTCCTATTAAAAAGGGAAGGAGTGGTTGTGCTATTTGGGTTGAGAAAGAAGTCGTAGATATGATTATATCATTTGAGTTGGTTACTAAAAAAGGAGCTTGGTATTCTTTCTCTGAAAGTATTGTTTCGATGGCTAAAGATGATGGAGTAGAAATACAAACTCAGCATCAAGGGATGTCCTCTCTTTATGATTATATAGAAAATAATAAAAATGTTTTCGAATGGCTTCTCAAAAAAGTTAATGAGATTATAGCTTAATGGAATTAACGAAATTAAAGGGCAATACGAAAGTAAATGTTATTGCCAAATCTTGTATAGACTGGGATAAGAAAATTTCTATACCCCAGCTTAAAGTAAAAAATTTCCTTTATCAATTTTGGAAAAATGATGTAGTCAAAGAAGAGTTTGTTATTCCCGGCAGCAGACTTAGAATTGATCTTTTTAATTTTTCTAAAAAAATAGCTGTAGAGGTTAGTCCTGATGAATACCATGTGAATTTTAATCCATGGCTACATAAGAATCGACAAAATTTCTTAAACAAAGTTAAAAGTGACGATAGTAAAAGAGAATGGTGTATTAGAAATAATATCAAATTAGTAGAACTTTTTAACGAAAATATAGGAAATTTATCAGTTGATTTTTTTCTAGATGAGTACAATATATCTTTATAAAATATGAAAGACATCCAAGAAATATTAGATTCAATTAAGACTCAAAGAGAAAAGCAGATCGAAAAAGGTTATACTGTAGATCATGACCTACAGTATAAAAATGGTCAGCTTCTATTGGCTGCTTTAACTCTTGTTGGTTTTGCTCATGGTCAAACTTCTGGCGATAATAATTTCAAAGAAGCTAAAGAACTTTGGCCATTAAAAAATTTTTCTCCTAGTGAATCTGTTCAAGACAATCTGGTACAGGCTTGTAGTCTTATAATTGCGGAAATCCAAAAATTATCTCTATAATTTTTAAATGAAATGGATAACGGCAAAAGGAAACATTCGACCATTGTCTGAGAAAAAGTATGCAATAAAATGGAATGGTGATAGTCTTAGCTTTTTCCAGTTTAATGTAAAACAATTCTTTAAAAAGTATTGGAAAGATGATGTTGTTGGGGAGGAGGTTCTTTTGCCTCAGACTCGCTTGAGAGTTGATCTAATGAATTTCTCAAGAAAAATAGCCGTAGAAGTAAACGGATTGTTTCATGTAGAGTATACTCCTTATTTTCAAAATTCAGTTGAAGATTTCGAGAAACAGGTTTATAGAGATGTCCTGAAGGAGCATCTTCTTGAGAAAAATGGATTTGAAGTGATTGAAATCTATGAAAAGAATATGCCTTTAAAAGAAAAATGGATAGAAAGTGTTTTCGGTTCTCATATTATTAAATAATTATGCTTGTCTCTGAATTCCCTATTTCTAATAGGACAAAAAATGTATTATTACAGAATGGTTTCCTCTCTGAAGTTGATTTTAATGGTAAATTTTTAGAAGACATTAAGTCTCTAGAAGGCATGGGATCAAAAGGAGTGATGGAAATCAGAGAGTATTTGCATGGTAAATTTGGTTTGATTTTAAAACTTAAACCAAAACCAAAGAAAATTTCTAATCCTAAAGAGGCAAGAATTCTTATACTTCATTTCATTGGAAAAAGAGATAAGATTTTTTGGCCTAAAGAAATGCTGGCTGCAAATAAACTTTTGGCTTTGTTTGATTTGAGGACTCTTCTCTCTGTGGTCCCAAATGAAAAAGCTTCCACTCTTCTTTTCTACCTATGTGAAGAAGGCCGAAAATATATTAGAGCGTATTTACCTAGTATAGATAAGAAACAAGAAGAAAAACAAGAAAAATCGGAAGATATCTTTGTTCAAGATGTACAGTTAGACTTAGAACTATCAGTAAAAAAACCTAAATCTCTAAAAGATTTTCTATTTAAATGAATCATAGCAGAATTTCAACTCCTCAGGAACAAGAACGTGCATGTCTAGCTGGCTTTATAAAGTGGCCAGATAATGTAGCTGATTATGGTTCTGTTTTAAAAGCAACTCATTTTGATAATAAAGTCCACTCGGCAATCTTTTCTGCTATTCTAGCTGTTTACAGTCAGAATGCCACTGTCGATAAATTGCTTGTTGCTGAAAAGCTAACCTCTATTGGGTTAAAGTTATTCGAAGATTTAAACATTATAGACTATCTCGATTGTTTATCTCAGATGCAAATCAGAGAGCAGTCTCTTCCTAGTTTTATTGCTAACGTAATTAAATACGATTTTGCTAGAAAAGCTGATAAATCTCTCGAAGAAGGTAAGAATGAAATCAGAAGCAATATTGACAAATCTTTGCCAGAGCTTGCTAATGTTATTGAGAATACATTAAAGAGTGCAGGCACAGAAAACGTAGCTGACGAGGAAAAGCCTATTGATGTTTTTTCTACTATGCAGGAAACCGTTTTAGACTGGGCTGAGAATCCAAGGCCTGTATGTCTTAAAACTCCGTTCCCAATTTTTACAAAAATGTATGGAGGCCCTAGTTTTGGCGATTTGTTTGTTATTGCAGCTGGACCTAAAGTCGGTAAGAGTACATTCGTTAATTTTCTAGCATATGAAGTCGCAGGCCTTGCAGAAAACAATTGTTTAGCATTAGTTCTCGATACAGAGCTTGAAACAGATCGTATTATCGCCAGAAATCTTTCTGCTATTTCTGGTGTCAATGAATATAAAATTAAAACTGGTAAATTCTTAAATAATCCAGTCGATAAAAATAAAGTATATGCGGCTTTAAATTCTCTAGAAAAATACAAGGGAAGAGTTCATCATAAATATGTTGCTAATAAATCTATTGATGAAGTAATATCTATTGCTAAAAGATGGTATGTTCAGAATGTTAAAAATGGGGAGAATGTATTGCTCATTTATGATTATTTAAAATCAACTCAAGAAAATATTACGAATGCATTCGAGGGATACGAGCTTCTTGGTCAAAAGACTGATAAACTAAAAAAGCTTGTGTCCGCATTACCAAGGACAGCAGGGTTGACAGCCGTGCAGACTAATCGTAGCGGAGGGACAGCAATGTCGTCTCAGATTGAGTGGCATTGTTCCAACATGTATAGACTAGAGAAGAAAACTCCTGAGGAAATTGGAGAAGGAGGTAAAGAATTTGGAACTCATAAACTGATCGAAGTCCGAGCTCGTGTTCAAGGCGAAGAGGCTATGGGAGCAGATAACTACGTCAAGAGGTCTACTCAAGATGGAGATGTTTTTGTAGAAAATTACATTAATTTTAAAGTCGAGAACTTTAAAGTTATGGAGTGTGGTAGCGCCGAAGATGTATTTAATAAAAGGTTAGGACAAATAGAAGTTGCAAATAATAAAAAATATACTAAAGGAGACTTTATATGATCGTAGAGCTGCTCAAGAAAATGGGATATATGCCAGAGAAGTCTGGTTCTGATTATCTAAGAATGAAAGCTATTTATAGAAATAGTGCTAGTTCATCTTTAAGTGTAAATACTAAAAGTGGATGGTTTACAGATTTTGTTACTGGCCAGTCTGGTCCTCTTGTAAAGTTGGCCATGATAACCTTGAACATAAATGAAAAAGATGCTAAAAACTTTTTAAGAAATGAGTATTTTGATAATTCAGCTAATGCTCAGGAAGAAGAAGAGGAAAGTAAAATAGTTCAAGATAAATTCTTTGATTCTGATTTTGTAAAGGATTTAATGCCTTGGTATACATTCTATAAAAATAGAGGTATTTCAGAGCAAACTATAAAAGATTTTGGTGGAGGAGTAAAGACTTATGGAAAGCTAAATAACAGATTTGTTTTTCCTATCTATCAAGGAGAAAAAATTATAGGTCTCGCTGGTAGAGATTTGTATACTAACTCTCAAAGACCCAAGTGGAAAATACTAGGTAGAAAGGCTAATTTCGTTTATCCTTATAAACTTGCTCACTCTGATATTGAATCTTCAAGGTGTGTAATTTTGGTGGAAAGTATTGGGGATGCTCTTTCTCTTTATGAAGCTGGTATAAAAAACTTTTTAGTACTTTTTGGTTTAAGTGTTTCAAAGCCTGTAATACTTACTTTGATTAAAAGTAATGTAGATAAAATTATTATATCGACTAATAATGATGCAGATTCGCAGACTAATAGGGGAATGGAGGCTGCCCTAGGTATTAAATATAAACTATCAAAATTCTTTAATCCTGATTCTATTTTTGTAAAACTCCCTTATAAAAAAGACTTTGGAGATATGAAAAAAGAAGAAATACTTGAATGGCAAAAATCTTTATGAAAAAACTTTTACTATTAAATTTATTATTTTGTTTTAGTATTTTTGGTCAAGATACTTCTCTTAAATCTAAAAGTGTTTCTTTAGCATGGAATGCAAATCCTGAACCAGAACTAGCAGGTTATATAATTAAAATAGGAAAGAAGAGTAAAGAATGGACAGATATATATGATGTAGGGAAAGTGACTCAATGGGAGACTCCTAAACTCGGACTGGGATATTGGTATACAGCAGCTTTTGCTTATGATGGATCGAAATTAGAGAGTCTTCCTAGTGAAGAAATTTCTATTCATATTAGGAGGGTTTTAACTCAAACTTCTTTCAATAATATAGATTGGGCATTATATTCTGACAATATATTTTCTTTTTCTGATAAATCAGAATCGGCTGCACCTAAAACTCCTGTAATCTTTTCTGGAAGAAGCCAGAAGTTTTTTCGTTATTATTTTATGGATGAAATAACCCCTATAAATAATATACCTAGTGTTTCTGTTTCTGGTATTTATTTGCAATGGGACCCTGCATCTCCCCTAGAAAAAATTTTAGGATATAAAATATATCAAGATATTAATGGTCAATGGGTTTTAAAAGATACTATTTATCCTCCTTCTATAAGTTTTCTAGTTCCTTCTTCTGGTGTATACAGTATATCTTCTTTTAATTTGGAAAAAGGAGAAAGTTTAAAAAGCAATTCGATGAATATCTTTTTAAATGTTAGACCGTTACCTCCTAAAAATCTTAGAATTAAAAATTAAATATGAAAAACGAAAATAAAACTTTGAATAAACCATTTAGACTTCCGGGTGGAAGTGCAAAAAAATTTGGCGTATACGTAAAAAATGACAAAGGTAATGTTGTCATGGTAAAATTTGGAGATCCCAATATGTCTATTAAAAGGGATGATCCAGAAAGACGTAAAAGCTACAGAGCAAGACATAATTGTGATAGCCCCGGTCCTAAATGGAAGGCTAATTATTGGTCTTGTAAAATGTGGTCTAGTAAACCTGTCAACGAAATAGTAGGGCAAGAAGATGTGTTTGATTTTGATAATCTTCCATCTCAAGAAGAAATAATCGCTCTAGATAGAGATCTTAAAAATGTCAAAGAAGAACCTATCGAGTTTTCATTCGCTGAAGTGGAGTATTTAGACAAAGAAAAGTATTCTCAAGTAAAAGAAGTTGCAGATAGAAAATTTGGAGAAAAAAATTCTTATGTAAAGAATCTATTTGTTTTAAGGGAATACAAAAAAAGAGGCGGAAAAGTGAAATATTCAGGAGACAAACCCAAAGATTCTGATATAAAGACTCTAGTAAAATCATCATTGTTTGATGACACTCTCTGGAATCTAATCGAAAATTAAAAATGTCACTTCCTAGGCTTTCCGCAAGCAAAATAAAATCTTACAGTAGTTGTTCTTATCTTGCATATTTAAAATATAACTGTGGTTTACCTTCAAAGGGAAACACTGGTTCAAAACTGGGAGGAATAACTCACATTATTTTAGAATGTTTGGCTCATCCAAAAAGGAAAGAAAAGGTGAGTCAAGCTCTTGCTTGCGAAAGGCCATTATCATTGCCATGTCTTCATAGACTTGCTTCTAAGTGGCTCAAAAAAGAAGAAGTAGATTCTTCTGAAAATTATGAAAAAATAAACGGGTTTTTGGTAACCGGTTTAGAAAATGATTTCCACGGAAAAGGTTGTGAGAAATACGAGACAGAATACGAATTCAATATAAATAATGGTAAATATTGGATTTATGGTTTTATAGATAGACTGTTTATATATGAAGATCATATCAGAATTTTAGATTTTAAATCTTCTAAATCTAAATTTGCAAAAGGTTCAGAGGATATGGATTTTAATATCCAAGCATTGATTTATGCATTGGTTGCTTCTAAAATGTATCCCGGAAAAAAAATAACTGTAGAATTTCTTTTCCTTAAATTCCGAAAAAATCCTTATATTAAGATGGAATTTTCATTGAGTCAGATAGAAGCTTTTGAGCATTATCTTGAGTATATATCTGAATATCTGCAAGATTTTGGATTAGAAAAAGCTTTGGCTAATACAGCTGCTGGAGATTTTAAACGTAAATGGCTCTGTGGGAAAGAGCCTTTTACTTATAAAGAAGACGGCTCCCCTGTTTGGGTTTGTGAATACAAAGCTCCTTTCCTATATTTTGAAGCTGTGAAAGAAGGTTCTCCTTCTAAATCTGCTTATTTAAAAAAAGAGCTTGATAGTTATATTCCCTTGGGATATACTATAGTTCAGAGGAAGCACTCTGGGTGTCCTAAATTTAATTAATTTATTATTTTAATATTCAAAAGTTTTGATAGCTGTTCCAGTTTTTCCTGATGGGCCAGTTGTTCCTTTAGAGCCTGTCTGTCCTTTTGGGCCAGTAGGTCCTTTTGGGCCAGTAGGTCCTTTTGGGCCAGTAGGTCCTTTCGGTCCAGTTATCCCTTTAGTTCCTGTTGCGCCAGACAATCCAGCTAGTATTGTTTTAGAGTTCATACATTTCCTTACACTTATTTCAATTAAATAATATACATCATGATTCCTCTTTTTAAAAGCCATTCTGATTTTAATAAATTTAATTAAGTAAATTTTTCAATTTTTTCAAAGCAATAGTTGTTACAAATTTCTTTTTCTCTATTTATTAAAGATTTTAGGTTTCTGTAAGAGCTTTTTATTTTACGAGCTAAAGAAGAAAGGTTAGAATCAAATAAAATTTCATTTGTTATTATGTTTTTAATATAGTACATGTTTTTTTCAATTCTCTTATAACTTCTTCCTTCATATTTCACATCCAAAATTTTCCATCCCATCCATTCTTTAGATCTCCTAAATTTCTCATATTTTATATTATTTAATATACAAAATTCTTTTAAAGATTCTCTTGTTATAATTTCTTCTCCTAATGGATTTAAAATTCTTTTGAATGCCCCTCTTCTTTTTATTTTTATTTCTGTATATTTTCTCCAACCCTTATAAGATAAAATATTTTCTGTATGGACATTATACATACATCGAGGTTCCATATTATTTTCTTTACAGAATTTCCTTAAATTAATAATAGATACTATTTTATTGTCTGGACTAATAAATTTATATTCCTTTTGTACTAAATTTTTTCTATTAGGATTTTTTTTAAAACCTTTTTCCTCTATAATATCTCCACTCATAACTTTAATCATTTTATTATAATTTAAACCTTGTTCTTTACAAAAGAACTTTAAATTCTTAATCTCTATTTTTTCTCCAATAGGATTATATATAGTATAATTTTTAGAATGACAATTGTTTATGCCTTCTGCAATTCTTCCACTCGCTTTTCTTCCTTTGACAATTTTAGAGATAGCTTTTCTTTGTTCCGTTGTATACTTGAATCCAGTAGTTCCAGATTTTGTTACATCTTTCACTAAATTCATACCACAATTTTTATCTGTTGTGTTAAAAGAATCTATCCAAAATTGTTCTCGAAATCTTAAATTTTTAATGTTTTCCACTTTCTCTAATATATGAAAAAAAATTTTATTTTTTCCAAATTTATCGTAAATTCTTTGCAAGTAACTGTTACTATGAGATCCCTTATTTAATGTATAAAAATGCTCTCTCTTTCGAGCTATTCCTCTGCATGTTGATCCTATATAAAATTTAGAACAACCAACAAAGCCAATTAAGTAAACAAAATTCTCTTTCATATATATTAAATACACTAGAAAAGAAGTAATTGAAGACTATTATGATCCCAATATTTAAATCTCACTTTAGTTTGACTCGTTCAATTTTAACTCTTGATCCTTATGAAAAGGATAAGGATACTGATCTATCTGATAGTATTATAAATATTGCGGTTGAGAACAATTTAAAAGAATTATGTCTTGTAGAGGATACAATGGCAGGATTTATAGCTGCATTACAAGCCTGTAAAGATTCGAAAATTAAACTTATATTTGGTTTAAGAGTTTCTTTTATAAATAATTCTTCGGAAGAAAATTCTTTATCTTCTCATAAAAATATTATTTTTCCCAAAAATCTAAATGGATATAAATCTTTGATTAAGTTATCTACTATGGCGGCTTATAATAATTTCAATAAGGAGGCAAGACTTTCTTACTCTGATTTACATTCTCTTTGGAGTGAAGATTTAGCATTGGCTATTCCTTTTTACGATTCTTTCCTTCATAAAAATCTACTACAAGGATCTCTTTGTGTTCCTGAACTAAAAAAGATCAAACCTACAGTTTTTCTTGAAGATAATAATTTACCTTTTGATTATTTAATCAGAGAAGCTGCTCTTCTTTTTGCTAAAGTAAATGGTCTTAAGACAGAAGAGGTCAAAAGCATTTATTATAAAAATAGAAGCGATTACGAAACCTTTCTTACTTTGAAATGTTTGAATAGAAAACAATTTGGATCAGGAAGAACACTTGACAATCCCGGATTTGACCATATGTCTTCTAGGGAATTTTGTTGGGAATCATTTCAAGAAAACAAAAAATAAATATGCAAACAATAAAAGAAGGCGACTTTGTTAAAACAAGAATTTTTTTTGGAGATAGTGGGAGGGTAGGAAAAGTTGTAGAAATCGTTTATCAAGATGGAACTCCTATTTATGATTGTATAACTGAGGATGGGTCACTTTCCTTTAGTGATCCTCTTTTAATAGAGAGAAAAGAAGCTCAAGCTCTTATCAAAAAACTTCAAAAGAAAATAGATTTTTTAAACCAAATATGAATAAACTCGATATCAATCAGCGCATTTACTTTGCTGATACTGAAACTGAAGGACTTAATCTTAACACCTCTCGTCCTTGGGAGTTTGCTTGGGTTATAATGGAGAATGGAAAGATTTTGGATAGCCAGTCTAGGTATTTATGGTGGGAAGATTTAAATGTTAATCCTAGGGCAGCTGAAATTACAGGCTTTAATTTTAAAGAGTATGAAAAGAAAGCTTTATGTCCAAAAAAGGTTTATGAAGAAATAGCTCCTTGGTTTTTCGG